CGAATTTACCGAACAAAACATCGGATATATCAAGACCGTGGAGTTGAAGTACGACAATCGCTATAACGGAAAGACCGTCGGAGACCTGACTTACGAAGAAATTTGCGACCTTATCGGCACGACCAAAAGTCAGTGGCTGAAAGACAGATTGTGTACATACAGAGATTTTTTAGCGCAAACGCGCATCGTTGGCGGAGAAGAAGAAACGCCGTTTTAATCTATGATAGAATTTACAAGCAAAAAACCAAAGTTATCAATAAGCCTTGACGGGGCGGTCGAAGTAACGTTCACCGCTCCGAGAGCGAAACTTGAAGCCTTAACCAACCTTGCAGATAAGGACTTCGACATCACCGTTAAGCAACACCGAGAGAAACGAAGCCTTGACGCAAATGCGTATGCGTGGGTTTTAATCACTGCGATTGCGAACGAACTGCGAGCAAGCAAGGACGAAATCTATTTCGAGATGTTGAAAAAGTACGGGCAGGGCGAACTCATAAGCGTTAAAACGGGCATCGACATAAGCGGGTTTGTCAAGTATTACGAAGTAGCAGGGTATGGAAAGGTCAACGGTGTCGAGTTTACGCATTACAGGGTTTACAAAGGCAGTAGCGAGTACGACACAAAAGAGATGAGTATCTTTATCGACGGTATCGTATCAGAAGCACAAGGGCTTGGCATAGACACGAGAACGCCCGAAGAGTTGGCGGAAATAAAATCACTATGGGAGAACGGGAAATGAACAACAAACAACGATACGCCATATTGAAGAAAAACAAAGAACAGTGGTTGCAGTATTATTCGATTAAGGACGAAAGCGGGATATATATCCTTACAAGGTACGACGACAACGGTTTTAAGTTTGCTTATGTGGGGCAGGCGAAAAAGGTGCTTACACGGCTCGCGGAACATCCTATGGGGTATAAACAACATATTGATTTTTCTTTACGCAAACACGGCATCGGCGCACCGTTCGCCAAAGACGACAAATGGAAATGCGAGAAAGTCTTTTATTGTCCCGAAAGCGAACTCAACGATTTGGAGCAAGAGTGGATAAGGAAGTGCCACGAACTCGGCTATCAGTTACTTAACAAGACAACGGGAAGTCAAGGGCAAGGCAAACAGGCGTTGGGCGAACAGAAGCCCGCAAAAGGCTATTACGACGGCATAAAGCAAGGTCGCAAGAAAGTAATCGACGAAATCAATAACAGGCTTACAAAGGGCGATATTCGGCTTGTAATCGAATGCCCGAACAAACGCAAGGAACAACACCTTGCTAAACTTATGGAACTTTTAGGGGAAAACGACAATGAAGATACGGAACACAGCGGAGATTGTTAAAGAGATTTTGGAGCAAAAGCCGAGAGCAAGAGATTGCGATTTTGTACTTTACGGGTTTGTGTTAAACAAGTACGGATACTCGGTTAGCATACCGTTCAACGAGTTGGCGAATTTAGTCAAGGCGGAAGAACTGCCGTCGATGGAAACCGTCGGACGCGCAAGGCGCAAGGTTATGGAACTTTACCCGTCATTGCGGGGCGATAGTTACAAGGTCAGGTTAGACAACACAGCGGAGTACATAGAGTTTGCACAAGATAAAAGCGTATGAAATCAATCATTCAAGGCGATAGCGAAGATAGGTGTTACATTTGCGGAAGAACCGAGTGGATAGAGCGACATCATATCTTCAACGGAACGGCAAACAGGAAGAAGTCAGAAAAATACGGACTAACCGTTCACTTATGCCACTGGTGTCATAACGAGCCGCCGAACGGAGTACATTACAATCAGGCAGCGGACACGCGATTAAAACAAATCGGGCAAAAAGCGGCGATGAACGAGTACGGTTGGACGGTGGACGAGTTTCGGGAAGTATTCGGGAAAAATTATTTATAAAACTATTGAAAAACTATTGACAAACACAGGACGGGGGTGTATAATAAGAGGAGAAATAAAGGAAAGGGCAATGCCCGAAGGAGTGTAAAATGACTGAACAAGAAGAAATAAAAATGTTGAATAAACTCAAAGCCGAAATCAAGCACCTTAACACGATTGTTGAACGACTTGATGAACTTCTCGGGAAAGGCATAAACGATTATATAATGGGCATAGACGGCGTTGAGGGCTTAAAGGATATGTGGGAGCGTTCGGCGGTCAGGGAGTTTGCGGAAAAGATAAAAGCGAAGTCTTATGTGAACGACTATTGCCGTGAAGTTGTTGAAATCGAGAAAATTGACGAACTATTAAAGGAGTATGAGAAGTGAAAGTATTGATTGCGTGTGAGGAAAGTCAATCGGTATGCAAGGCATTCCGAGAGAAAGGATACGAAGCATATTCTTGCGATATAGTTGAATGCAGTGGTGGACACCCTGAATGGCATATTAAGCAAGATGTTTTACCATTACTTGATGGAAGATGTCGGTTTGTTACTTGTGATGGTACAATACATACATTACAAGATAGATGGGATTTAATAATTGCGCACCCACCCTGCACACGATTATGTAATTCTGGTCAGAGATGGTTATATTGGGGCGATGAAAAATATAGGAATAATAAAAAAAATGAGCAGGAAGAAGCAATTAAATTTTTTATGTGCTTTGTAAACGCTGATTGTGAAAGAATTGCGATTGAAAATCCTAACGGGATTATGTCTTCACTTTATAAAAAACCTGATTGTTATTATAATCCTTATGATTTTGAGGGGGAAACAGAGTGTAAAAAGACTTGTTTATGGTTAAAAGGATTACCTCCGTTAAAACCGACAAGGATAATCCCTTTGGCAAAAGAATATAGAACGCAAGGAATTTGGAAAGGACAATTTGACGGGAAATCATATTCTTGGAGTTCTTCTGAGTGTTCAAGATTACGAAGTGTAACCCCAACAGGAGTTGCAAAAGCAATGGCTGACCAGTGGGGAAACTATATAACTGACGAATTATTAAGGAGTATGAGAAATGATTTTTTGTGAAGCGGGTGAAAAAAAAGATTATAAGGAGTACGAATAATGCCGAAGATAAGAGTTGAACTTGAAGTGCCAAACGTTAAGTATTGCAAGACTTGTGAATACCGCGAGTACTGTAAAACTTGTGAATATAGCAGATATGATGCAAGCGATTTTGCGGGTTGTACTTTATTTAGCGGCGCAATAACACTACGGGAGCAAGACGGCTTACCTGAACGTTGTGAACAATGCAAACAAGCAGAGGTAGAAGAATGAAACAAATCAGAGCGTTAAGAGCGAACGGCATAACTTTGTTAGTATCGTCGGTGATAACAGCCGTATGTGTCGGGGTGTGTTGGAAGCATTTTCCGATTGCGGTGCAGGCGATATACATCTGCATATCGTTGATGTTTATGGCGTGCGGCGGAGTAATGGTCGGACGGAGTATTTGGTTGACAAAACAAGTAAAGGAGCATAAAAAATGAAGAAACTTTTAATCATCGTATCAATCATAGCAATAATGTGCGTGTGCCTTGTTGGGTGCATAGACAATGACAAGCCTGTCGAAATCACGGCGACCGCAACGACCGTTCAAAGCATCGGGGAAGTCAAAGCAAGCGATTATAACGACGGTTATCATTCGGACGACTATTTTATTGAAGTAACGACAAACGCCGATGTGGGGCTTTTAGACGGCGAAACTTTTAATTATGTACTGCTGATGTGCAAGGACGGCGAACTGTTGGAAGTCATAAGACCGATAAAGGAACTGTCGCAAGACAAGATTGTATTCCATACGAACTTTGCGCTGAACGAGCGGGAATTTGTTTTAAGCATCGCAACGGGGAACGGCGTGTATAAGGTGGTTAAGTTATGAAAAAATCGTTCAAATCACTCATTATAGCACTTATTATAGTAATGTGTTTGGGCGTTTTTGTCGGGTGTTCGACTTATAAAATCCGAGACGATTATCATTACGAAACGATGACGATTTATTTCAAGAACGGCGAGAACATATCTTTCAGGCGAAATGATATAAAAATAAGTCAAACCGACACGCTGCTGATTATCGACAAGAAAAACGACCGCAGTTATGTTTACAAAAAGGAAAATATCCAAAAAATAATTTATGCTTGACAAAACACAAAAACCGTGTTACAATGAAGTATAACCCATAAGAAAGGAGTTGCCTATGACTTCTAAATTAAAATTACATAGGTCGAAAAAGTAGGCGGAGCAGTCCGTCTATTTGGCGTTAAGGCGAAAAAGGCAAAATGGAAATCATAAAACTCAACATTAACGAAGTAATACCGTATCCTGATAACCCGAGAAAAAACGACAACGCTGTTGATGCAGTTGCGGAAAGCATAAAACAATGCGGATATTGTTCACCGATTGTTATCGACGAAGACAATGTTATTCTTGCGGGACACACAAGGCTTAAAGCACTTAAAAAGTTAAAATGGAAAGAAGTCGAGTGTGTAAGGAAAACGGGGTTGACCGAAGAACAAAAGAAAAAGTACCGTATTCTTGACAACAAGACAAACGAACTTGCCGAATGGGACTTTGATTTGTTGGAAGAAGAAATCGCGGATTTGGATTTTGACGGGTTCGATTTTGGATTTGAGTTCAATTCGGGCGAAGACGATGCGGAAATTATAGAAGATGAAGTTCCCGAAGTCAATGAAGAGATAGAGCCGACGGTTAAATTTGGTGATATTTGGCAATTAGGAAGACACAGACTAATGTGTGGCGATAGCACTAATGCTGATGAAGTTTCAAAATTAACTGACGGAACGATTGTTGACTTATTATTAACAGATCCGCCATATAATGT